CGCCATTGCGGAATATCAACGTCACGGTACCGTTTGGCCTGTGGTACATGCAAATATACTGGCATACATGGAATATGCCAAGGAGCACAAGAACATTGACATCAACTTTCATGTAGCTCTTACGGCATATTCAGTTCAGTGCATTGATCAATTGATGGAGTATTATTTGGATTTATTGAAAACGTATGGCAGATTGGGAATAGCTATAACCATCGTATCTGAATATCAATTGTTATCTCCTGGGCATCTTATAGGCCCATTGCGTGAACAAGCTGAGCAACGATTGCAGAAAGCTATATCGTTGCTAGAAGAATTTTTATATAGACGTTGGGTTCCACATGTTACTGAGCAAAAGGCTCAATTGCAGAATTTGTTGAAATTGCTACAGACCAGTAATGCTAATCCGGCAGACTGGCAACGGTTTTGTGAGTTCACTCAGGAAACTGACGCAGTCAGGAATGAAAGTTTTTCCAAGACATTCGGAATATCGTTGACATAATTTTTAACATAGTATATAATAGATTAAATAGTTTGAATGCCCGGTTAGCTCAGTTGGTAGAGCAGCTCACTTGTAATGAGAAGGTCGAGGGTTCGACTCCTTTACTGGGCACCAATCGCAAGATTAGTTTAATGGTAAAACTCCTTCCTTCCAAGTAGGTGTCATCAGTTCGATTCTGATATCTTGCTCCAACAAATTTAAAAATATGAACATAGGTTTATTCGGCGATAGTTATATAGATTTAATCTGGCATCGCCATCCTGACCACACGCCACATCCTCAAGATGTTCCCTGGAGTGGTAGATTGCTCAAAGCCCTGGACAGTCCAGTTATATCATCAGGGTTAGGCGGCAGCAATCAATACTACGCCATTCGGACCTGGCAGGATTGTGCTGTTCCCCTGGACGTGGCCATATTTACATTTACCTGGCCTGAGCGCATGTACAGTGACCTGGACAACTTTCAGGAAATACTCAGTGCCCATGCCGAACGTCGTCAGCCCACGATAACAGATGACAACACGGCAGACATCATGCAGGGCATGGATCTGTACTATCGATATCTGCGTAGTCCGGGTCAGGAAATGTTCAATTATGAACAACAGGTCAGATGGTGTCTGGAGTTGCCACAGCATCACCAACAAACCAAATTTATATTTCTACCCAACACTGAGGTGGCTCGCAAGATAGCACTTGAGCATTACCGGGGCGACGGCGGTGTATTGGTGGACTTCGCATTTGAAACCCTGAGCAACCGTGAACCAGGATCACCAGGCGTCATGCCCATCTGGTGTGGGCGTTACGGACATCTAAATGATCGCAATCATGAATTGATCAAGGACATGGTCAAAGACATCATTGACAACTATGATCGATACCGTGATGAATCGTTGGGAATATATCGATTAAATTACCAGGACTTTGATACAATATGACAGAAAAAAAGCTATTGCTACTTAAAGATTTAAAACAAGATGACATACTTAACCTATGGGATTGGCACAGTGGTGAAATACTGGCCACGGACATTATAGATTTTGCCAATGCTTATTGGCTAGCACTATCAGAACTTAACTGGGATTATGATGACAGAAAAAAAGCCCAGTAAAAATCCTTTTATTAACTTGGTCAATGCCGCCAAGGCCGCAGCAGCAGACAGTCGAGTATCGCCTGCTCGAGCAGCACCGGTACAGACAGCAGCCAAACGCCGACAGACTGGTGCCACGGCGCGGCCCATTAAAAAATCTTCGGGACGTGGACGATGAAACCCAAAATGGCAGCAGCCTACATGGCCACAGCACGTATATTTGCCGAACTCAGTCATGCTCGAAGGCTGCATGTTGGTGCAATTGTAGTTAAAGAAGATCGTATCATCAGCATTGGCTACAACGGTATGCCGGCCGGCTGGGATAACGATTGTGAGCAAAAAGAGTATATGACTCTGGCCAACAATACTGGCGAATTTGCTAGTTATGATTTTCCATTACAAGAACAAGACGGTACCATGTACCGATTACGAACCAGACCAGAGGTATTACATGCAGAATCAAACGCAGTTAGTAAGTTGGCTCGCAGTAGCGAATCCGGAGACGGTAGTACTATGTTTGTCACTCACGCTCCTTGCCTGGATTGTGCCAAACTGATATACCAATCTGGTATTAGACGGTTGTTTTACGGTGAAGATTATCGTGAAGATACTGGAGTATCATTTCTACGTCAATGTGGCGTAGACGTCGGTAAAATAGATTAAGCCTGGTTGCGTAGAGAGGTGATACGTCTCCTTTACACGGAGAGCGATGTTGGTTCGAGTCCAACACCAGGTACCAAAATACAGCCCAGTCTGATAACACGGACTGGGCTGTTTCTTTGACTTTAAATCCATCATATGCTACTATAGTATATCAACAACTCATGGGAAATATCATGTTCGAAAATCTTGAAATCCGTCGTGTGTCAAATGGTTTTATTTTGGTCATCAATACAGAAGACGACACCAAGGAATTTGTTTACGATACGGAACGCAAATTGCTCCGTGCTGTAAAAGGTTACCTTGGCGAAAAAGTCGCTGCAGAGTAATTACCAGATGAAATTGTCTCGATAGTATTTGACTATTTCAATTAGTTCTTTATTAAAATTGGCTCTGGGCGTCCAACCCAGGGCCTTTAATTTTCTGTCGTCGATGGCATAACGTACATCCTGACCCGGACGATTGATACTTAAATCCAAATAATTTTCATACCGTGTTTCTTTGGGATTCATAGCACAAAGAATCTGCTTGGCAATGAATAAGTTTTCTTCTTCGTAGTTACCTGAAATATTGAAAATCTCATTCCGTACATCTGACTCAATGATGGTGATTACCGCCTGGGCTGTGTCACTGACATGCAACCAAGTACGTCGAGGTTTGCCAGCATCATGTAATGGTATGGGGCGACCCAGGGCCACTGCCTTGATGCTTTTGGGAATAAACTTCTCCACATACTGCCCAATGCCATAATTGTTGGTGGGGCGGACAATGACATAAGGCACATTAAATGTACGGGCCCAGGCCAGTACCAACATATCTGCAGCCGCTTTGGTGGCACTATAGGGATTACTGGGTTTTAACAAGTCGGTTTCAGTATGAGCACCCACAGCAATGTCACCATACACTTCGTCTGTGCTGAAGTGCAGCAGGGTGGGCATTTTATGTCGACTATTTTTAATCAACTCCAGCAGTCGATGAACACCATTTATATTACTGCGAAGAAATACATCACTGGATGCTATGCTGTTGTCCACATGAGTTTCTGCAGCCGTGTTGATGACGTAGTCGCATTCATATATGCGTTCCAGGTCATTGATATCACACCCCTCATAAGAGAAATTGGGATAATCAAATAAGTCGTTGGCAAATTGAGTATTGGCAGCATAAGTTTCACTATCCACGCCACGAACATACCAACCCTTGTCCAGACACGCCTTGGTCACATGATATCCAATGAAGCCCAGACAGCCAGTTACATATACTACACGTTTCATATTTTTCTCGTTAGGTTGAAGTAAGCCGGATCTGAGCTGTATAGAAATTCCCGTGCCTGGATCTCCATATCAGATAATGATGTTGGCTTATAAATTTTTATATTAGGCAACGATGACAGCACTTGCTCGTCGTCATGTGCCCAGTGACTGATGCCATCATGGCTGTAATCACGATCACGTCCACTGCCCACCAATTTGATTGGTGTGCCTTCATGATTGGCATAATTACGTAATAATTCAAATGGTCTGTACAGTAAAAAACTGCTCATGCTGTAGCAGACTGGAATGATCCCTTCATTGGCCATGCCAATGGCCACGCCCACCATCAGTTGTTCAGCAGCACCTACGTTATAGAAACGATCAGCAAATTCAGCACGTACAGGATCCAAAACTCCAAATCCCAAATCGGCTGTAATTACCCGTATGCGATGATCTTGCGACATTTCTTGCCGTAAAACTTCAACGAATTCTTTTCTCATAGTTGTTGATAATCTTCTGGTTTAAGTACATAGTAATGTGTCAACAGACCCTTGGCAAATGGCCATTCCGGTGGAGCACTATACCTCAGATTGGCAGTGGGCAGGAATGCCAATAATCTCTTGGACAAGTAGTTGATGTCAATGCTATCATAAGCACCTATGCCATTTATGTTTACGTATACATAGATGTTCTTGATTTTTCGTTCATGTATGTAACGCAGGCTTTCCCAGATGCTACCTTCAGCACATTCCCCATCACTGATCATAACATAGACATTTTTATCAGGATTGGCCAGTGCATGGCCCACAGCAATGGGCAATCCTGACCCCAGACTGCCTGTTGAGCAATACAGATGGTTTTCTAAATCTCTGTTGGGATGAATGCCATGCTTGTGTAATAACATCACCGGGTCGATTCCGTAATACTTCTCCAACATCACATATAGAGCTAAACCAGCATGTCCGTTACTCAGGATGAAAACTTCGTCATCTTTCTTCTTGGCATATATTTCCTCCAAGATGGGCAGAGCACTCAGGCAACTACTTAAATGGCTGAGTTTCTCGGCGTATGTAATATCAATTATTCGTTTGTATAGGTTCATAGTGATTTAAGATATACCATCTGGGCTACATCACGTATATTTACAGTACGGTCGATTCTATCTGAGTGTTGTATGCAAAACTCCTGATACGCTTGACTGACGCCAGATACCTGGATATCATCGAATATGATAGCACCTGGACGATGATCAATAACCATCATGGCCAGTTTATAATCATTGACCACAAACTCATAATGGTGATTGCCATCAATAATTACAGTACCAATATTGTATGCATCAATTTTTTCTTTAGTCAGTGACTCTAGAAATTCATGACTGGTCATTATATTAAGTTCTACATTAGTCAGATCAGCGATGTGATGTTCACATGACGCCTGTTGTTGTGATATTCTGGAACCAGCAGTGGCTCCGCTGGTCCCAATAGTGTGTCCATCTTCAATAAATGGATCGACTCCAATGAATTTTATATGTGGATTCTCATTGGCTATAGTAGCAAAGCCAAATCCGTTAAACAAACCAATTTCCAGATAATTGTACTGACTGGACTCTAACCTGTTGCGAACTGCATCGTAAACATGTCCGCTGAGTACTTTATTTTGGATATCCATTAATTTTTCCATGCGTAGATCTGATCATGTAATACTGCTTCTGTTTGATAGCCAGCATCAAGCATTACTTGCATAATGCTTTGTCTGTTTTGTTCTAAATTGCCGGGCCATGCAGTACCGGTATGTGTGTCTGTTTGATGCACCTCGATCAACCACCCGCCAATTTTATCCTTGACCGGATCCAGGGTATCGGCACTAAAGGCCAGCATTTCTGCACCCTCGATATCACACTTGACGAAATCCACGTATTCTAAATCATGATCCTTCATTATAGTTGCTATTGTTTTGGTTTGCACTGGGATAGACAAACTGGTATCAGTATTGTATAAGATGGAATTACATGTGGGACTTGAGTGTATGTTCATCTGGATCTCTCCATCCTGGGAACTCATGGCGCTCATGTCGCATACAATGTTGTCCAGACCTGATGTCAATTGTTCCAAGATATATACGTTGTGTGGTGCCGGCTCAACTGCCACAATCTTTTTGCAGCTATCATATGCATAAATGGACCAGAGTCCGATATTGGCACCACAATCAATTACCACCATGTCTCGCCGATGATCGAAGAAGCGATTGTACATGCCCTGATTAATCTGACCAATAATGATATCAGTATGTGTTTCTGATGATCGGTTGAACCAATCCACAATGACTTCGTTATCACTAACGAGTTCATGTGATTGTTTTTGGCTGGTCTTAATGATTTTGTTTAACATTGGTTTTCCGTATAAAGTCTTGTATACCCTGTTCCAGGGTGAATTCTGTCTTAAAATCGTAAGTCAGTGCAGCATGATTGATATCACAACACCATACTGGGCTTTCAAATGCTTTACTGAATTGTTCTTGATATTTTATTGGTGCATCCACTATGCCAGTGGCTTTCTTCCAAGCAGTCAGAACATCCAGGTTTTGATATTGCACACCGGACCCAAAATTCACAATCTCACCAACAGGCCATTCACGCTGCAACACCAGATCAATACCGCGAACAAAGTCGTCAATATAGATAAAGTCATGGACCCCATCATACAACGTCATGGGCTCGTTGTGAAAAAATGCTCGATACAGTCGTGGAAATAGTCGGTGTGGGCGTTCATATGCTCCGTACCCTGAATAGATACGTGCCACTAATGTCTGTAGTCCGAACTGTCGAGCATACCCCTGGCACAACAGAGTGGCTGCACCTTTTGTGGCCTGATATACGTCCACGGGATTTATACGGTCCTGTTCGTTGGTGGCACGATTCACTGGACCATACTCAGCACTGGACCCAATCTGTATCAGTCGGGTCTTGGGATTACGTTTGATCCATTCCAGAATAGCTTCTACCAGCGCCACATTGGTGCTGTACATCTTACTGGCGTCATATATCTCACCAGCACAGTTGACAATCACATCGGGCTTTTCTGCTTCCAGTGCCATGAAGACATCTGATCCTCGGCGGTATTCTGCTATCTCGTGATGCTGTGCAAAATGTTCTTTAAGGCTGCGACCTAAAAATCCTGTTGTGCCGGTAATGAATATTTTCATCTGACGATCTGTGGTGTCAGGGCCAGTGCCCGAGCAATTCTTGTGGGCTTGTATGTTCCTGGCCAATGAACAATCCAGTCACCAGATTCCCATGCTCCGCTGTTGCCTAAAATATCCATTCTGGCATCGCAGTAATCATAGATTGCAGGTTCGTAACTGTTCATATAACGTTGTGGGACAATCTTAACGATGTCCAGGTTGTCTTCAATGGTGTCAATGATAACCTGCTGCTCAGCCCATTCTTGATTGACATACGCTGGTTCATTGTCCATTATCATCTGTAAGTATACACGACCTTCTGGAGAATTGCGAGCTAAAAAGTTACCGGCATTGAGATTAAGACGATCCACTGGCAAAATAAAATGATAATTGTCATCAATTTTTTCATCGATACTGATGGATAGATTTGTTATCATGGCATCACACTCACTAAACAATAACCATTCAATATCCGGACGTTGATTAAAGATATCCAGTACATAGGCTATCTTGTTGAATCCCATGATGGGGCTATACTTGGTTTCTTTTAAGACAAAGAACTCATAACCATAACGGTTGCAATATTCTCTTTTTGTGGCGTCAGTAAGATCAGCTAGGTCTTGGTAATCAGCTGTATTGATGCTGGCAACGGCGTGCATAAGATCCTTGAATTTTTTATTGTATGTGTATTTAACTGGGTAAATACTGTTATGAAAATTTACGATTGTTTTACGTTTTACAACGAATTAGACTTGCTTGAATTAAGATTAACTGAATTGTATGACTATGTCGACTATTTTGTCTTGGTTGAAGCCGACACCACATTCACATCTAAACCCAAATATTTTATGTACGAAAAGGCCCGCTCACGATTCGCTCGATTTGCGGACAAAATCATTCATATCAAAGTGGATAAAATGCCATGCCATAGAGATGCCTGGGTAAATGATCGCTTTCAACGAGATCAGATCATGCGTGGCATTGTCGACGCTGACCCCATGGATTTGATCATGATATCAGATTTGGATGAAATAATTCGTCCTGCTGCTGTGGAATACATGCGTCAGAGTGAACAAACTCTTTTTGCCCTGCGTATGCCCATATATAATTTTAAATTCAATTACATGAAGATCAGTCCTGATGTTTACAACATCTGGGGCATGGCTGGTCGTCGTCATTTATTTGATGACATCATGCCTGATGCATTCCGTGCCCTGCGGTTTAACTTTATGAACTCGCCGTACCAATTTCAAAATAACGGCTGTGAAGTCATTGAACATGGCGGCTGGCATTTTGGTTATATGGGCGATCGAGAATGGTTAGTGGACAAGGCCCAGTCCTTTGCTCATACTGAAGTCAATACTCCAGAATTTATTGCACAAATTGATCCTGAAGCCAGTATAGCCAAACGCACCAGCTGGCAGCAGGACAGTGATGACCGTTATGAAATTGTGGAATTGGATTCATACTTTCCCAGGGCATTGCAAGCCAATACTGCTCATTTTGGCAATGGGGTATTATCCGATTCTGTCGCCAAAGCTCTTGACTTCTTACCCGCTTACCCTTACAATACTTAACAATACTATAGGTCCAACATGGCAAAAAACGTACTAGTAACAGGTGGTGCCGGCTTCATTGCCCATCACGCAATTGATAAAATTTTAGCAGACACTGACTGGAATGTCGTTTGTCTGGACAGACTGGATATTTCAGGCAACTTAAACCGCTTGCATGACATGCTTCTGGACCACGATGCCAAAATGGTGTCGAAACGTCTACGCATCATATTTCATGATCTCAAAGCAGAGCTCAACAGTCAGATTGTGGAAGACATTGGACCCATTGATATTATTCTGCATCTGGCAGCAGGCAGCCACGTGGACCGCAGCATCACATATCCCATGGAGTTTGTACAAGACAATGTTGTGGGCACAGTTAATATACTGGATTATGCACGTAAGAACTTTCCTGACTTGGAAAAGTTCGTCTACTTTAGTACAGACGAAATCTTTGGTGTGGCACCACCAGGTGTGTCGTATAAAGAGTATGATCGTTACAATAGCACAAATCCCTACTCAGCCAGTAAAGCGGCTGCTGAAGAATTTTGTGTGGCTTATGAAAATACCTACAAGATGCCCATCATCGTCACACACACCATGAATGTTTTTGGTGAACGACAGCATCCTGAGAAGTTTATTCCTGCTACTATTCAGAAAGTCCGCGATGGAGAAAAAGTAATCATTCACGCAGATCCCTCACGCACACATGCTGGCACACGCATGTATATCCATGCCAAAGATGTGGCAGAAGGACTGATGTTTATATTAACTGAACTGCCCAAAGACTATAAGCACACTGGTGACTATGGCCACGCACATTGCCCCAAATTTAACCTGGTGGGTACAGAAGAAATTGATAACCTGACACTGGCCCAGATGATTGCAGCCGGAGTGGGTCAAGAGTTGATCTATGAAATGACTGACTTCCACACCAGCCGCCCAGGACATGACATGCGTTACGCCCTGGATGGTGGACTGCTGGCTAGCCTGGGTTGGGAGCCCAAGATCAAACTGTCAGAACGTATCGCCGAAATGGTACAATGGACCTTGGAGAACAACAGATGGCTCAAGAAGTGAAGCATGCCTTTGTAGTAACCAGTGCCATCAACAGTAAGTTTGGTGTATACAAACCTGAAGTCAGACTGGAACAAACACTGGACACCATACGCAGTCTGCGTACTCGTGTACCGGGTTGCAAAGTCATTGTCATGGAATGTACAGGTATCGCGCTGAGTGCTGAACAAGAATCGGCACTGGATGTGGCCGCAGACATCTTAGTGGACTGGACTACTGATGCTGATGTACAATCCATCTATCAGAGCGACAACTGGGACGTGGTCAAGAACACCACAGAGATCATGTGTTTCGGTCGCACTCTGCAGATGTGCTGGGACGATGGCGACTTTGCAGGCGTAGATCGCATACATAAAATGTCCGGCCGATATCTGTTGACGGATGACTTTGATCTGTCATTATACGAAAATAATCCCGATCGCATCATTGTGGGCCCGAAACACAGCAGCCAATTTCCACTTAACGTCACTGGCATTGAGCTTCAATACATGGCACGTCTGTGGTCATGGCCGGCCCATATGACTCCAGAAATGATTGTTGTGTATTTCGACAGTCTGTCCTACATAGCCAATCGTGTGGCGCAGGGTGGCTACGCAGACATTGAGCACGTATTATACAAATTCCTACCAGCCCAACATGTGCTGGAAGTACCATTGCTGGGCGTTGAAGGCACCATTGCACCCAACGGACAGGCGATTAAAAACTAATGGTTTATCTTAACAACACAATTATAAACGATGAGTGCATCGCATGTGGCAGCTACTCTCTACACCCCTGCCTGGACCTGGGCAACCAACCTCCAGCCAACAATCTCAGAACATCCATTGCTGATGTTGAACCAGACTTTCCATTGAATGTCATCAGATGCAAGCATTGCGACCATCTGCAATTGAATGTCGTTGTCAATCCCGACATACTGTACAAGAACTATCTGTATGTGTCGGGCACCAGTCAGACATACATGGACTATATGGATTGGTATGCCAACTTCGTGTGCGAAATGTATACCGGCATGCCGGACTCGGTTCTGGACATCGGATGCAATGATGGCAGTCAATTGGACGCCTTCCTACGGCTGGGTGACAATTACAAGACCATTGACACATACGGAGTTGATCCAGCAGAAAATCTGTATCCTGTATCTTCAGCCAAGCACAAAGTCCAATTGGGATACTGGAACAAGACCAATCCTGCCACTCAGCGCAAGTATGATATCATCACCAGTCAGAATGCTTTTAGTCATATTCCTGATCCGCTGTCTTATCTGCAATTGGTACGTGAAAGTCTACACGACGATGGATTGATGTTTATCAGCACCAGTCAGGCCGACATGGTACTTAACGGTGAATTTGACACCATATATCACGAACACATCAGCTACTACAATTCCTACAGTATGAAATGTCTGGCAGAACGTGCTGGATTACATCTGGTGGACGTGATCAAGACTCCCATCCATGGCATCAGCTATATCTTTGTACTGAGCCGCAGCCAATTTAATGAGCAACGTATTGCCAATATCCTGGCCCTGGAACAAGCACAGGGATTACATGATGCCGAAACATATGGCCGCTGGGCTGACCGTGCCAGGACCATCATGCAGGAAACCCACAATGTGGTGGCAGAATACAGAGCAAAAGGATATCAGATTGTTGGTTATGGTGCAGCCGCCAAGGGCATGACATTCATCACATCAGCACATATTGAATGTGACGTTATCATCGACGATAATCCTCTCAAGCAAGGCCGTTATGTACCAGGTCTGGACACACCCATTACTGATAGTGGTTATCTGACAGACCAATTGGAATCGTCAGACAAGGTATTGTTCGTACCGCTGGCCTGGAATGTCTTCCGGGAGATCCGTGGTAAAATACGTACACTACGTAAGAGCCCCAACGATCGTTTCTTGAAATATTTTCCCACAATTGAGATTGGACAATGAAATTAGAACAACCCATTAACATACTGGTGCGCCGCCGTGCTGCCATTGGTGACACCATCATGAGTACTGCTGTGGTCAGAGAACTCACCAAGCGATACAACAATTGCAACATTGATATTGCCACTGAGTTTGTGGAGGTCTATCGCAACAATCCGCATATCCGCAACATATATCTGCCACACATGATGCCAGATGTTGCCGCATACGATCTGTACATCAATCTGGACGATGCATATGAACTCAATCCCACGCAACACTATGTGGACAGCATGTTTTATCGTGCGTTTGGTGACAATTTCCGCAATCTGGATCAGCGTGTGGAGTTATGGCCCAGCGATGAAGATCGCCGTGACGTAGTTCAGGACATGGAAGATCTGGGACAACAATTCGTCGTGGTCCACATGAGACAATGGCATTGGGCCAGCAAGAACATCAGCCTGGACACTTGGTTTGAAGTTTTTGGTCTGTTGTTTGAACAGCGTACCGACTTCACCATTGTGTGCGTGGGCGGCGACACTGACTTTGCAGTACAGGACCATCCACTGATATTTGATGCTCGTGGTCGTTATAACAGTCAACAGTTGAAATATCTGTGTGACCATGCTCAGGCATTTGTGGGCATTGACTCAGGGCCATTTCAATGTGCCGCTGCCAGCAATACGCATATCATTGCTCTGCTGACACATTTACGCCCTGAATGTATTCTGCCCTACCGCAAGCATGAGATGGGACATAATTGCACAGCCATTCAGACATCAGAAGATTGTGCTGGCTGCAATGACGATCAGGTCAGACCTGTCAGGCAGTTGGTGTGTAAGAAACAGACATTCCCCTGTGCCAGTAACTGGGATACACAGCGCATTGCCACTGCCATTTTAGGACAATTAAAATAATGGAACATTTTTATCAAAACATTCAGGGTTGGTTCAATTACGAATCCATCTACGATACAGCAGTACAGTTGGCACCGGATAACGCCTGGTTTGTGGAGGTTGGGTCATGGCGAGGTAAAAGTAGCTGTTATCTGGGTGTACAGATTGTCAACAGCGGCAAACAAATCCGATTGGATTGTGTGGACACCTGGCTGGGCAGTAACGAAGAAGCACACGTCAATGACCCTGCCGTGCTTGCTGGTACTCTCTATCACGAGTTCATGGCCAATATTGAGCCATTTGATTTTATCCGACCCGTGAGTATGACCAGCATGGAGGCAGTGAAGCAATATGCTGACAATAGTCTGGATTTCGTACTAGTAGATGGCAGTCACGAGTATCAGGATGTCGTTGACGACATCACTGAGTGGCTTAAAAGACTCAAGCCCGGTGCCATGCTGGCAGGTGATGATTACGCATGGCCCGGTGTCAAGAAGGCAGTGGATGAATTATTACCTGATGCAGATATTATTGGTCATCTGGGACTATGGGTGTACATCAAGCCATGATGCAATATAGACATTCAGGTACGCTGGGTGACCTCATATACAGCCTCAGTGTGGTCAGGAAGATGGAACCTGGTCAGTTCTTGGTAGCCATAAACAACATTGAGAATTGTGTCAGTCAATATGGCTATCGTCCTGACGAAGTAGACCCTGCACACCAGGGTCGCTTTACTCTGCAGGACTTTGAATTACTATTACCATTACTACGTCGACAAAGCTATATCCAAACAGTGGGCCAGTGGCACCAGGGCGATGCAGAGCCGGATGTAGACCTGGATCGTTTCCGTGGAGTCCTGTTCCGTGGCTTTGAAGGCAACTATGTGGAAGCATACCACCGTACATTCAATCTGCCGTTCCTGATGTCAGATTATGACACACCCTGGCTGGAGGCCGACGCCAATCCTGTGGCCAAGATTGTGGTTAGCCGTACTCCCAGGTATCGTTGTCCCAATGGTGATGCCGTATGGCAGAGCCTGATGGCACAACCAGGTGCTGCAGACAGTGCTGTTTTTATCGGCACCACCGCAGAGCATGAAGATTTTGAAAAGAACATCAGTACCATAGCACATCATCGAGTTGACAACTTCCTGGAATTGGCCAACATTGTGGCTGGTGCAGATTTGGTCATGGCCAATCAGAACTTTGTTTTCAGTCTGGCCATGGGTCTGGGCCGTCCAGCAGTATGTGAGACCATCAAAATCAAACCACTACAGCAAAATGAGTGCTTCTTTCCTCGCACCAATGTCAACTACTTCTAATTGACAGTAAAATCGCTATAATGTAATATAGCGGTATGGAAAATTACTTGTACTTCGCATACGGCATGAACACCAACGTGGACAGCATGGCACGTCGGTGTCCCACTGCTCTGGATTTAGGTCCAGCCACCCTGCCTGACCACCAATATCGTTTTTCACACCACGCTGATGTGGTGCCTGGGCACAATATAGTACATGGTGTCCTTTGGGATATTACTAAAGACGATTTAGCTGCACTTGACAGGCTGGAAGGGTATCCTGACTACTACGAACGCAAGATAGTCTTAGTACAGCATCGCGGCGCTCTAAAAGAAGCCCTGGTGTATTACATGACCTACGACAGCCAGAACTCACCACCCAATCAAGGGTACCTTAACATGGTACTGGATGGATTTGAACAGCATGGGGTAGATACAGCTCAAATCCTTGAGGCACTAAAACTTTCTATGGATCAATATGATGTCTAAATTAGACTTAGAATACGAAGAATTATACCCCTACGAGCAGGAATTCCGCCAGTGGGTTGAGGCGTTGGAGCAGCGTCAGATGCACGAGAACGCTCATCGTGCTGCGATCACAGTTCAGCTGGGCCGAGATCGCTTGCTATTTGAGCAGGACGACCAAGATGACGAATTCAGCCCATTTAATACGTCAAACAGCTGATGTTGCGTAAAAACAACATGGATTCATTTGTAGACGTATAATTCATTTAATTGTATACTGTTGATATGGTAGCAAAACAACTGGAGCAACAAATGAGTGAATTCAAAAGCTGGGAAGAAATGTCAGAACTCGAGCAGCTGGCCTGCGAGTTTTGGGACTTCTACAAGGAAGCCCACGGCTTCCGTCCACGTCATGTGGATACCACCAGCTGGACAGTAGAGCAGTTCCACTCGGAGTTCGAGCAGCTGGCACGTGTCTGCAAGCAGAATGCAGAGTTCCGCAAGGAATCCGAGGCCGCCGCTGCGGTGCGTTTCGAAGCCCGTATTGTAACCCTGATGGCTTCAGGTGCTGGTGACCGTGCCACGGCCATCCGTTGGGTTGCTGAGGCTGAAGAAGCCGGCCGGGACGCAGATTATCTGTGCTTCCTGTTGGGCCTGGAATACGGCTATTTTGCAGGTGATTTCTTCTAAATGATTCGACAGTAAATTCCATTAATTGTATACTGTTGTTATGGTAGAGAACACGGAGCGAAACATGAATACTTACACTTTCTTAGTCGGGTCTGACACTTACAAATTCCAGGCCCTGTCAGCTGGTGCAGCCATGACCATGTGCAACCGTCAGGTCATTGACCGCTTGGATTTGCACCCCATGGCCTGGCAGGACACCAACAAGCCCACCGTATTTCGCATGGCATCCGGTAACTTCTTTGATTGACCCATAAATCACTTTAATTGTATAATAGTGGTATCGTAAAAGACAAGGAGCAGTAAAAATGGCTAAAGGCACAATCCGCATTAACGCAGGTTTCTACAAAGACACCAACGTTGCCGGCATGGTTTTCCCCTTGGTTAAAGCATTTGAGATGGGCACTCGCGGCCAGGGGTTTGTTGCAGTTCGCAACACAGACCAGGTCCCCGGCGGACCCAGCACCATGCGTGTCACTTGCTCAGGTCCCATGGACTATGAGTTTGTCAATGCCAGCGCCACCGCAGTACAAGTGGCAACAAAGTCTGTGAAGCCTGTGGAAACAGACGAGCAGATCATGGCTCGCATCCGTGAGCGTTTTGAAATCCTGGACGAGATTACCCAGGCCGCAGTCAACGGTGACATCCGTGCTGCCATCGTGTCTGGCCCTCCTGGTGTGGGCAAGAGCTATGGTGTTGAGCGTGTGGTGGAAAAGAACACCCTGATGGACGTGGTTGCTAGCCGCCGCTTGAAGTGTGAAGTGGTCAAGGGTTCGGCTACTCCCATTGGCTTGTACCAGACTCTGTACAAGTTTTCCGACGCCAATTGCATGGTTGTGTTTGATGACTGCGACAGCATCCTGTTGGATGATGTCAGCTTGAACTTGCTGAAAGGTGCTCTGGATTCGGGCAAGAAGCGTAAGATTTCTTGGTTGTCAGAATCCAGCGTACTGCGCCGTGAAGGAATCCCAGACAGTTTTGAGTTCAAGGGCAGTGTGATCTTCATCACCAACTTGAAGTTTGACCAGATGAAATCGCAGAAATTGCGTGATCACTTGGATGCACTCCAGTCACGTTGCCATTACCTGGACCTGACCCTGGACACCATGCGTGACAAAGTGTTGCGTATCAAGCAGATTGCTGACGACGGTGAGTTGTTTGCAGACTACGAGTTTGACAAGTGCGTGGAAGACGAGATCATCGACTTCCTGAACGAGAACAAAGACTCGCTTCGTGAAATGAGCCTGCGTATGGCCATCAAGATTGCTGATTTGCGTAAGAGCTTTCCTGTCAAGTGGAAGGCAATGGCTCAGATCACTTGTATGCGTCAAGCATAAGGAGGCAGTATGCAAACCCAGCTGCTGCCGCTTAGAGTTGAGACTGTTAAGCAAATTGTCGTTAACTGGCAATTGGAATCTCGGGGTCAAGTATTCCAGTATAAGAAACGATTTAAATCAGCACACCAAGCCGTTAAGTTTTACACAGAACTTTCAATTGGAGAATACTACGATCGTTATGGTATTGGCCCTTCGGAAGCTCGTCAAGAACGTTTGCGGCGCCGTTTGGTTCCTGTATTTAAAAACATGTTGAAATAGCCCAAGGAGGCAGTATGAACCAGATACCAGTAACTGATGATATGATGCAGGCCTTGTCCGACAGTGGCGAGATCCTGTACGAGCAGTCGGACCGCGGTGATGTCTACCGCGGCATGATCAATGATGGCATTCGCTTCTTGCAGAGCGTCAATGAATTCTACGGTGTTGACCGTGCCATGGAAGTCTGGTCAGCTCTGGGCCCTGCCATGGGTGAAGACGTCAAAGGGCAGGTGTTCATGAGTATGTTGTCGGGCAATACCGCCACCATGCGTCTACAATTAAGCCGTCCTGCTACGCCGTACTCAGCTCCTCTGCACAATATTGCTGTACCGGTGATCAAAGCCATACGAGCAGCCACAGGCATGGGCCTTAAAGAAGCCAAGGACAAGTGGGACGAGACTGCATACAACATGGTTTGGCTGGACTGCCAGAATCGCGAACGTGCCCAACAAGCCAGAACAGAGTTGCAAAGTTTAGGCATGGTAGTTCGATAATGATGTCGTTTTTATTAATCACAGGCCTGGTAACATGTTGTCTATTGGGCCCACTTTACGCACTCAGAGGATCTAAAAACATGGCTACAAAAAAGACAGTTAAACCTGTGCCGGCTGTTAAACGGCCCGGTGAGGTCGTTACCAAATATGGTACGTTTCAGGTCAGTGACCGTGGTGACATTGTGCAGACTGCATTTCCACTCGACGTCGCCAGCCACACTGGTGCCATGAACGCCGAGCAGGTATCAGCTGACATCCGGAGCCGTGTATGAGCATGACATTTACAGTGGAATATGATGAGGAAATTCAACAGTTCATCTTGCATTGTGCGAGTGAAATGATTATCCTACGGTCTAAAACCTTTGATGAAGCAGTAATCGAGGCGCAGGAGATCGCCCAGGAATGGGCGTAAGATCAAAGGTCATTGCAGTGTGGTTATCCAACGCTGGAGGTCACCCATGGGTCGATCGAGTATTTGACCAATGGCATGACAGCGACAATTATGACGATTTTAGTCAGTACTGGAACAAAAATATCGGATATCCTCGTTGCCGCTATTACAGTCTACGTGAGAGTGGCGCCTGGCGTTTTTATTTCGATACTGAAGCAGATCTAACAGCCTGGCTACTGGGTGGCACATTGAGTGCAGAATAATTTTACCGGACTCAGGTCCGGTATTTTTTTGACTTAAATCTGTCAAGTGTGCTAGAATACTCAGATGAAAACATTCCCCACAGTAGAAGACTATCTGGAAGTAATTGTAGGTTACCGTGATCCAGTGACTGGCAAATGGCCCTCAGCCCATGGTATGATTTTTGGTGGCACCTCCATCATAAACTTGGCCCGCTACGATGTTGAAGTACTCAACAGCATGGCCAACACCACGGCCAACAATGACAGTTTGACGCAACGGCAAGCAGACCTGTTGTGTAAAATCATTACAAAATATCGACGTCAACTGGCCAATAAAAATATTGATGTCACTCCAGTGTCTGATCCTCAATGGCGCAATCCCATACGTCCCATGGACTATAGTCGTCGTGTCAGTGTGGTGGGCAATGACATACAGGTGAAATTTCCCTACGATGTCACATTGATTGAAGAGTTTCGTCGTTTTGGCAAGGACAGTCAGGGACGTAGTCAGTGGGATCGTGATCAGAAAGTCTGGGTCAATGATATAACTGAATACAACGTCAGCTGGATATACACCTGGGCCACTCATCATGAATTCGAAGTAGATGCTGAAGTGTGCAAATTATTCCAGACCGTACAGGCCTGCGAACGCCAACCTTATGCCATTGAGCTGGTCTGGTCACTCACTGGCCTGGACATCACCAATGCCAGTGACAGTCTCAGGGAATATATACAGCAGCATCTGGGTGGCTTTGCTGAGGACAATCTGCTGCGACTGATTGACCACAGTGGCCCACTGGGATACACAGTCGGTGAGGGGATAGCACAGGCAGTACGAGCAGAATATGGTGTGAAATTTTACAGTCTGTTGAGTAATCGCGAACTCAAAGTACTACCCGATGGCTCAGTGCCAGCCCAGGATCTGGACGCCATCCTGGATTATGCTGATACATTACAGCGATGGCCTGTGGTTTGCTTTGAGCCTGATTTATTTGGTGCCATGTTGAGTAAGTTACGATCACGATATCCTGCTGAACTGATCAGTGCGAATCCTGCAGGATTACCCACAGCAACTGAACCCAGGTACATACACACCACCAAGGGCATACGGAATCTCGACCGTATACCTCTGCTGATAACAGCAGCAGGTCTGATCTTTGGTGGTGATCGAGCAATGATGATTCAGAATGCCGAAAAGATTGTATATGCGGCCCAGGATGTGTATACTAAGGGACAAACTAATAAAAAGGTCAGAACTATTGAAGGTTAAACTCATCATCCGGGACGAGGTCAATGTAAAGATTGAAGGGCTGGATCTGGCTGACCGTAAGAAGTTGGTGGACACATTTAAATTTGAAATACCAGGCGCACGTTATCAACCAGCTGTTCGTCTGGGCAGATGGGACGGCAAAGTGGCCTTCTTTCAGCTGGGTGGCAGCAGCTACATCAATCTGTTGCCAGAGATTCTGCCCATGCTGGACAACATGGGCTATGATATTGATGTGGAAGATCAGCGTACATATTGTACACAGTTTGAATTCACAGAGTTCCATGCCGACACATTCAGTCATGTAACATGGCCCCAGGGCCATCCAGCTGCTGGTGAGCCCATTAAGTTTCGCGACTATCAGGTGGAGATTATCAATAACTTTCTGCAAAATCCACAAAGCATACAGGAGATTGCCACTGGTGCTGGTAAAACCATTATAACTGCCGCACTGAGCAAGAGCGTGGAGCCCTATGGGCGTAGCATCATCATTGTGCCCAACAAGAGTCTGGTCACACAGACTGAAGCCGACTACATCAACATGGGTCTGGATGTGGGTGTATACTTTGGTGATAGAAAAGAATACGGCCATCAGCACACCATCTGCACCTGGCAGAGTCTGAACATCATGTTGAAAAATACTCGCAATGATGAGGCAGCAGTGCCCATACATGAGTTTATTGAAGATGTAGTTCTGGTCATGGTGGACGAAGTTCACATGGCCAAGGCTGATGCATTAAAGACTCTGTTGGCTGGTGTGTTTGCTCATGTACCCATACGCTGGGGCTTGACTGGCACCGTGCCCAAAGAGAAATATGAACAGCTGAGTATCTTCTGTAGTCTGGGCAATGTAGTGGGTAAGCTCAGTGCATCAGATCTACAGGAATCTGGCCACTTGGCCAATTGTCACGTAAATATAGTACAGTTGGTGGACCATGTGGAGTACAAAGAATATCAGGCAGAGTTAAAATATCTGACTGAGAATCCCGGCAGAATAGATTATATTGCACAGTTAGTGGATAGAATCAAAGACTCAGGCAATACTCTGGTACTGATAGACCGCATCGCAACCGGCCAACTGCTTCTAGAGAGATTGCCAAATGCTGTATTTGTATCGGGTGCAACCAAAGCCCAAGACCGTAAAGACGAGTACGACGACATTGCCACCGGTGATAACAAGATTACTCTGGCGACTTACGGTGTGGCCGCTGTGGGTATTAATGTGCCCCGTATTTTTAATGTGGTTCTTTTTGAGCCCGGAAAGAGCTTTATCCGCGTTATACAAAGCATTGGCAGAGGTATTAGACGAGCCGAAGACAAAGACTTCGTGCAAATCTGGGACATCACCAGTACCTGCAAGTTCGCAAAAAGACATTTAACAGCCCGTAAAAAATTCTACACCGAGGCGAATTATCCTTTCGCTGTGGAAAAGACGGACTGGCAGTGATCATGGAGAATTAAAATCAGAATCCTTACCCTAGAAAACCGATCGTACGAAATGAATGAAATACCCAACGAGATCGATGAACTCAATTTTTGTGTGTTGGATAACAGTAATCCCAAAGAGCCCGACTACTTCTTTATCCCCTTGATCTTCATGGAAAGCTTCAACAGTCCAGCACTGGTGTTGAGAATTGGCAATCAGATCATCAAGATGCCGGTGGATTGGCAACTGCTGATTGGTGAGAAGGATGTGGGTGACCTGGAAGTGGTGCCCTTGACCAGCATCAATGACCGTGGCTTCAGTGCCTTTGCATTTAACCCTCGTACCAGTTTCAGGCCGGATTTCTTTCCAGTTGAGATCGTGGACATCTATCAGGATGTCAAGTGGTACTTTCCCAAACTAAAACCCGGCCAGATGTTGGCAGTGCCCCTGGAGGCCGGAGTAGACGGTCCCATGTGCGTGTATTTTGTCAAAGACATCAGCCGCCAGAGTGAGGTGGTAAATTATAATTTAATATGGTGATGCCCGTGCAGGTGAAAAAACTAACCGAAATAACGATATTCGAAAGTCCCGACGGTGGCAAGACCGTATACAGCCGAACCAATGGCACTGCCATGCGTGAGTTACATTCTATCAGCAGTGAACTTACAACAGAAATGGACCGAGTACAGCGTGAACAGCAGTGGATAGCCATACTGAAAATGAGTGAGCGAAATCCTGCTTTACAAGAAGCAGTGGATCGTGCTATAGTACTATACGAGTTGTCTCGAACAGATGACGACGAACCATTAATGTGGCATCCAGTATAGGAGATTGCTGTGGGTACACAAGTAGAACGCTATAAACATAGCCGTAGGTTGCATCGCAAGTTGGCACATATTGATCGACAGATGGGTATACGCCGAGCCCATGCCTTTGATATTGGTGGCGCTGGTGTCATTATCGGCAATTCAAATAATCCACATCGTTATCATAAAGTAAGTGGTGTTACCTGTGGCAACTCAAAATGTTTTGCATGTGGCAATCCCAGAAAGTTTTTTAATGAACGCACCATGCAGGAGCAACGGGCCATGCAGGACGTGGAACAAGTACGCAACCGACACAGCAACGGAAGACCATCAGAAGATGAGTGATAAATTAAATATTGGCAATGAGATGCGTCAGCTTGATCTCAAGAACCGTGATTTTTACGACAGTCTGACTGAAGAGGAACGTAAAAAGTTCAGCCCATTTCTCATGATTCGTTGGGGATCAACAGTGCGTGGTGATGCTGACATGCAGGCATATTATCTCATGAGCACCAACGAGCGACTGAACAAAAACTTTTTTGACATCAGCGGTACCCAGCATAAAAAGATGCAATGGCTCATGGCCACTACTGTGAGTCCGGGCATGGGTGTACAGCGACATGACTGGCTGGCACCCAAGAAGCGGGAGTCCAGCAACACCAAGGCCGTGAAGTTTTTACGTGAAGTATATCCCAATTACAAGGAAGATGATATCCAGCTCATGGCTGAAATCAACAGTCGGGACGAATTAAAACAATATGCCCGGGACCTGGGCTGGGATGATAAAAAGATCAAAGAGTATCTATGAGCTTTACCTGTCGTTATTGCACCCGAGATTTCAAACGTGAGTCCACATTGACTTCTCACATGTGTGAGCCCAAGCGCAGATGGCAGCAGGAGAACAGCACCTGGGTCCAATTGGGACTCAAAGCCTATCTGAAATTCTTTGAAATCACACAAGGCAGTGCCAAAAATAAAAGTTATAGTGATTTTGTCGTCAGTCCCTATTATAATGCTTTTGTGAAATTTGGTAGCTATTGTCAGCAGATACGTTGTATCAATTTCAGCAACTATCTGGAATGGCTGCTGAAAAACAACCGCAAGCTGGACAACTGGTGCAGCGATAAATTGTACGGTGAATGGTTGCCGACATATCTACAACGTGAAGCCTGGCAGGATGGGGTACAGCGTTCTATTCTGGAGATGGAAGACTATGCAAGCAATAATACTGATCTTAAAAATGGTCTTTCTGATTATTTCCGTTATGGCAGCCCTAACCGCATATGCTATAACATCAGCACCGGCCGTATTAGTGCTTGGGTTGTGTGTAACTGCGATACTGGCGTCGAGTTTTTGGGTTCACTCAACTCAGAACAAATCAACATTGTGTTACCCTGGATCGACCCAGATTACTGGCCTAAAAGATTTAGCGACTGTGCAGAAGATACCCAGACAGTCAAACACATTTTAAAGACAGCCGGACTATGAAATTCACATCAGACATTGACATCGACTTTGCCAACAGAGACGCTGCCCTGGAACATTTGCGTCATCATCCGGCTGGAATTCAGCGTGATGGTCGACTAATACGGCACAATACCGGCATTTATGCCACTAGAATACCCACTGATCCCTTCACTGGGGTCGCTAGTATAGATCACCACGATGCTGAATCTCGTGGCTACATTAAATTAGACTTTCTGAACGTCAGCTTGTATCAGCGGGTGCAGAGTGAACAGCATCTGAATCTGTTGATGGCACAGGAACCTGCTTGGGATCAATTGTACGACCCTGAGTTTTGTGCTCAGTTAATTCACATCGGTAACCATTACGATACGCTGATTAAAATGCCCGAGGCAGTTAATAGTATGGTCAGAATGGCCATGTTTTTGGCTGTGATACGCCCGGCCAAACGTCATCTAATAGGTGAAAAATGGGCCAATGTAGCCAAGACAGTATGGGACCGCCCCTCTGATGATGGTTATTACTTCAAGAAAAGTCACGCAGTGGCCTATGCACATCTGGTGGCAGTCAACATGAATCTGTTGAGTAACGCTACGGAACTCGTCGCACCAGGGTGATACTACGGCGCTTGCTGCGCTTCATGGCCATATCTTTGAGGTTGACCTGATGGCCCACCTTGATGTCCACATCCTTGCTGTTCATGGTTTTGACACAGAACTTGAAATCTGCCCAATCAGCTTTTAGAAACACATTGATGGGTATGATTCTGTTGCTTTCCCACCACCATGTCTCTCCCAATTCCAGGAACCTCTTCTTCTGCTCAGGTGTACGCAAGCTGGCGTAATCGTAGATCGTTGTGATCTGCTCGTCGGCATTCTGTATGATGCCCACATAGTCATTGCCCCCATACACTAGATAGGTCATAAAGGGCCAAGAGTCTAAAAGCTGTTTTATTTGTTCCACGGTTTCCGCTAAATATAGAAAAAGACAAGGTAAAAATGATTACTGTCAAACTATTTAGTTATCCGAATTCGGTCGAAGTTCAAATATTCGACTCCAGTATATTCACGACAAGGAACCGCCAAGTGTACAGCCGCCCCATCAAGGTCTACCAGGGTGTAGATAATCCCATACAAGTTATTGTTAAAAATCAGGATCAGAAGAAGGTCAATCTCACTGGTTACGTCATGCAGGCCAGTATACAGGATCCCATCAACCAACTCACTGTGGAAACCTACGCTGTGACATTTGCCAATATTGCAGCAGGACAGGGCAATTTCACCATTGATAAAGGCACAATAAATTCATTGGAACAACGTTTTTACAAACTGACATTTAAAACAATCAAAACATCAGATAACACAGAACAGCCTGTTTACGTAGACGATAATTATTCTGCCCCGTTGGAGTTGGAAATATTACCAGCTTACTATGCTGAAACCATAGCTGAACAATCTGAAGTGATAATTGATGGCGGAACACTATGACCATATACGCAAATGTAGGCCACATACTATTAAAGCGTGGCAATACCATACAAAGCACAGCATACACAGGCCCATTGGGTGAACTTACGTATGATACTGATTTAAGAACTATACGTGTACACGATGGCAGCACCGTGGGCGGTAATGTTATACTGGTTAACCAAACAACATTAACTGCATACCAAACTTATGCCAATGCCAATGCCGCCACTCAGACTGCCAACATCAACAGCATTACTGCTAATATTGGCAGCTTCTACACCTACGCTAATTTGCATTTTACTGATAGTTCATACAGTAATAGCAATGTGGCTAGTTATCTGCCGGTGTATTCTGGTAATGTATCTACAGCCAATGTAATTTTGAGTGGTAATACTGGATTCCCTGCCGATACCACAGCAGTGGTTGCCTGGGCTCGAATAACAGTGGGTACAACGGCATATTGGACTCCGCTGTATCGGTAATCTGACCAGTTGATTTAGTCCAATAATTCTGCTATACTAGCATGATGTTGAATACCATTCAGGACGCTGTGCGTCTGATCCTTCCTGGAAAACGTAAAACTAATTCATCGTCAGGATGGATATCGTTTAATGCTGTGTGTTGCCATCACAATGGAGAATCAGCAGACACCCGTGGCCGCGGTGGTATGATGATGAATGCCGACGGTGGTGTCAGCTATCATTGTTTTAACTGCAACTTCAAAGCCAGCTATCAACCCGGTCGTCATTTAACATACAAGTTCAGAAAACTATTGAGCTGGCTGGGTGCTGATGATAACACCATTAAAAAACTGACAATCGACGCCATCAGAGTTCGAGAACTGATATCGCCAGAAGTGTTACGGGCAGCAGAGCCTGAAACACCAATCACATTTAAACCCAGACCATTACCAGAAGAAGCCTGTAGTTTTCAACAACTGAATACTTTCTACATTCTGAATGACGAGCAGGACGTACCAGATGACTGGCATCGATCTGTGTTGTACGCCGCAGAACGCAATGTAGACGTCAAGAAGTATGATTTTTACTGGACACCTGAAACACAATACAACTTACATCGGCGGATAATTATTCCATTTACCTGGCAGGGCCAGATCATTGGATACAGTGCCCGTGCCGTACAAGACGACATCAAACCCAAATATTTTACACAACACGAGCCCAACTATGTTTTCAATGTGGATAGACAACTTCCTGCAAGTCGCTTTGTCATTGTATGCGAAGGGCCATTCGATGCAATGGCTATTGACGGCGTGGCCATCCTAGGCAACGAAGTCAGTGAACAACAGGCTGATATCATAGACCGTCTGGGCCGTCAGGTCATAGTGGTGCCAGACACCGATAAACCTGGACGCAAGATGGTGGATGCTGCCTTGGAGTACGGATGGGACGTGAGTTTTCCAGTCTGGCAAGAGACATGCAAGGACGTCAACGAAGCAGTGACCAGATATGGCAAACTGTTTGCATTAAAGAGCATATTGGCTGCGGTGGAAACCAGCAGATTAAAGATTGAGATCATCAAGCGCAGGCTATATAATAGTCTATAGGAGAATACATGGAAGAATACAGCGTACAAGTACAAAAGATGTTTTTAGAAATGATGATGTCAGATGTAGAGAGTTTCGTACGAATTAAAAATATTTTCAATCCCAAGAACTTTGATCGCAGTCTGGTCAAAGCAGCAACATTTTTATTAGAGCACAGTGACCGATACAAAATACTGCCCACATTGGATCAAATCAATGCAGTGGCAGATGTACAATTAAAACCCATACCCGCAGGAGAAGTCCGCGACGGATGGTTACTGGATGAGTTTGAGAAGTTTACACGACGCAAAGAGCTATACAGAGCCATCATGGAGTCGGTGGACTTGTTGGAGAAGCCCGAGCAGGACTTTGGATCTATTGAGCGTTTGATCAAAGACGCAGTACAGATCAGCCTGACCAAGGACATGGGTACTGATTATTTTGAAGACCCCAAGGCCCGATTGACGGCATACTTTGACAACGGTTATAAAGTCAGCACAGGCTGGCCCAGCCTGGATCACATACTGTACGGGGGATTCAGCCGTGGGGAACTCAACATCTTCGCTGGCGGATCCGGATCAGGTAAATCACTGTTCATGATGAACATTGCCATCAACTGGCTACAGGCTGGATTAAGCGGCGTGTACATCAGTCTGGAACTCAGTGAGGGACTGACATCCTTGAGAACTGATGCCATGATATCCAACATGGGCACCAAAGAGATTCGTCGGAACATAGACGACGCAGTGATGAAACTGAATGTGGCCAAGAAGAAATATGGTGAATATCGCATCAAGGCCATGCCAGCACAGAACAATGTCAATGACATACGTGCCTACATCAAGGAAATGGAGATTCAATCTGGTACTAAAGTTGACTTTGTCATGGTGGACTATCTGGACTTGTTGATGCCGGCCAGTGCCAAGGTCAGCCCCAACGACTTGTTCGTCAAGGACAAATATGTATCAGAAGAATTACGTAACCTGGCAGAAGAATTGAATGTATTTTTCATCACAGCCAGTCAGTTGAACCGTAGTGCTGTGGAAGAGATTGAATTTGATCACAGTCACATCTCCGGTGGTATCAGCAAGATCAACACAGCAGATAATGTGTTTGGTATCTTTACCAGCCGCGCCATGAAGGAACGTGGCAAGTATCAGATTCAGTGTATGAAGAATCGGTCAGGTGCTGGTGCAGGGCAGAAGGTGGATCTGGACTATAACATTGAAACCATGCGTATAACTGATCCCGGACTGGAAAATCAGGATCGTGGACCAGCCAAGCCCATGAGTGCAGTACTGGATCAGATCAAAACCAGCACAGTGGTCAACAGCATGGCCAACAGATCAGTGCCAGTGGCCGAAGTCAACAGTGCCAAGTTAAAGAATATGTTGGCTGGGCTCAAGACTGCTGGTTAATGCGATATTGTTGTGCAACAGACAATAAAAATTGTTTGTCAATGGGCTGTGTGACATCATCAATGGTCCACAGCCTATTGCTTTCCGGCAGCTGGTTATTTTTTTCAAACTTGAACAGGCAATAGGCCGCAAACCAGGGATTTTCCTGAAATAACTGATCAGGTATGGCATCAACAATCTCCTGCATACTGGTGCCGGCAGTACTCAAAGTTAAATTCAATTGTTTGGCACTATATTCTGTCACAATGCGCCGTTGATTGTCACTCAGTGTACGGCCGTAATGTTGTTGGAACAACTGATCCATGTAGTCTGCATCCAGAATCTGGTCGAAATCGATGACCTGGCCCAGCGCCGTGTCCTGCTGGAATAATCCCCAATATTCTTCTATGTTGTAATAACAGCGATCATACCATGTGACCATGTGGTCCTGCCAACAGGCAAATTCATCAGGGCTGGATTGTTCCACCAACACCTTCTTGGTAAACACATTGTATATGGCATGATATATGGATTTATTGGCTAACACAGTGAACACACGATCAAATTTATCAGCATATACTGCATCAGGTAGTTGGTGTAAGCATACACACGATTGATCCTCAGCAGGTGGCGTCAATGTATCGTAAATGCCAGGATACCAGGGATCCATGCGAAACTTTACATCAACAGGTTCATCATCTATTAATGATTTTAGATAATGTCCACTTAGTCCTTCTCTGAACAGTATCAGAGTCTTCATACAGACTCCAGGACAAACAATAATTCAAAATCAGCTGAGTACAATGTTCTAATGGCATGTGGCCAAGATATCTGTTGGCTTAACTGATCCAACAGACGATACTTGAGATAATTGAATTTAATTTTAGTTGGATCCAGTCCCACGATGTACTTTTTGTGTTGTGGACCCCAGGTGTTAAAGAAACCAGCAAACTGTGCCAATGTGGCATATCTGAATTCTGTGCTGTGATAGCACAATACAGCGTCGCAAGGCAAGTATGTGGGACGCCAGGTCATATAGTCGTATTCAAACAGCACTGGCCACTGACTTGAACTTGCAGGGTGGCACTCAATGGCAGTACACTGGCGACCAGCAGCAAAGTACCAGCCAGCACAATCTACACTGATATAGTCATCAGTGAGCTCCTGATCGATGGCAGATATGTAATCGGGCTCGACATATGATATGTTCTTGATTTTTTTACGATGCATCGCAGCCAATGGATGCCCAGACAAATACAATCTGGCACGTTGTAATGGCCCTGGCTGAATATCCTGATAGTTATTGATTATTTTCATATGTATAGATATCCAGACCGTGTACTCCTACAAAATTAAATCCACCCACATCCATGGCAGGATCAGTCACTCGCTTGAATGGATACTTCAATTGACTGACTATTAGATCCAGACATTCAGGCAGAGATTCTGGCCACGATAGATCTGACGTTGCTACAAATTCAAAGCGATTGACAGCCAGATATACTGCTGGTGGATTCCTGTGTAATAGGATGTTGATGGTGTCAATGAATCTCTTGGGTGCGACTTGCACAGGGTAATTGATGATGACCACACCCTGGCCCAGATCAGACATGGGCATGAGCTGTTGGCAGTGCCGATAAAAATCACCACGTTGGCCATACCATCGCCAATCGATGTCAGGATGTCGTTTTAAGAAATCCAGACACAGGGTTTCCTGCCAGAGTAGACTGGCATCAGATCCCAATTGTTTATTGCGCCAATGTGTGTGTATGCTCATGATTTCATGAAATTTATTATGTCTCGAGCAGTATACAGATGCCAAAGTGGGCCAGGATGGGCTCTGAGTGCTGCCAGTGCGGTTGTGGTGGGTGCCAAATGTTCGTAGTCAGCCACTGATATATTGTCAATGATGTCAGGATCAATGGCCAATTTGTTGGGATGGTCAGTAACATACTGTGGAAATTCAGCACCACTGTAATCCATCAACATCCAACACCACTGACATCCTGTCAGCATTTCTGTCATGTCACGTAGGTTATCAACAAAGTTTTGAATACAGATTTCTTGATTTAATTCTAAATAACTGTTAGACTTAGTACCTTGCCTGTTGATATGCGTAAATTGCACCATCAACATATCAATATTTAGACCAGACTCGGTAAGAAAACGTACTTGATCCACCATAGTTTGATTAGATGACCGGAAACATCCTTGGCCCAGATTCCAGAGTTTCTTCTGATATTTGGCAGCAATCAGTCCAGGAAATGATCGCGTCACTGGCAATCCATGGCCTGTGGTTATACTGCTGCCCAGGCATACTACAATGGGATCAGTATCATCGACGTCGAAATCAAAGTCAGATCGGTAACCTTGGTTATTAAAAGTATAATCAATTATGCCACGGAAATCGCTGCCATAGCAGGCAAATGATTCACCTCTGAGATCGAACTGACTGTGGTAGGGTTGTGGAAAGGATTGGTGCATCGTGCTGTATTTATAGTAGCATATTATCAGTCTTATAATTTAATTAAATCTGAATTTCCATAAATACCACATATTGGAGTTAAAATTTTGCAAAAGCGTACTCGCAGCATACTTGACGAACTGGATAGTTTGTTGGCACACCGCGATCGAGCAAATCTAGTGGAAAGTCGTGCTAGTAATGTCATCGCTGGAGCCATTAATCTGGTCAGGTATATCCGTGAAAACTATGATGCTGATGCAGCAGAAGAGTTGGAACGCAGATTGATTAATAGCATTCGAAGCCAAGACCCCAATAAATTCATACGTGGCGTAAGGAGATTTGGTAACGATGAAAACGAATAACACAAGAAAATCAGTATCAGAGGCTACACCAGCACAACAACGTGCAGCACTGACTAAGAATCGTGCGGCATCAGCAGCCAAGCAACCAGGTGTACCACCTGCTACTTCGGCACCAGCACCAGCACCAGCACCAGCACCAGTACCACCACCAGCACCACCAGCCACTGCTGTACCTGATCCTATCACTGGTAAAATAGCAGGGCAAGCTGCTCCAAAATATTCCAATAAACGTGATTCTTTTTCCAACCCACAGTTAGGCGTCGCGGGTAATATCGGTAAAGGGATATTAAAAACAGCCGCAGCATTGGGCAACGACACAGCCGACAAAGCCGTGCGAGGAATTGACGCCTTGGGCAAAAACAATGATCCAACTGCTGGTGGTGCAGCTGGTGCAGCTGGTGCAGCTGGTGCAGCTGGTGCAGCTAAACCTGATCCCATGGCCCCAGTGGGCGGTACTACTGCCCCGGCCCCTGCTGCTGCACCAGTGGCGGATACTGGCCTATTTGCGGATCCAGCAACGTTTACAGCAGCATGGGATAAATTTATCAAGGATCCAAATAGCTCAGCTGGTGGCCTAAATGCTGCTGGTGGTAAATTTGATCTGTCAGTCAATAGAGAACTATTGGGATTATTTCAACACATGTACAGCCAAGCTGGCGGTGTAATGAAAGAATCGCGATTCATCGCCAAGCGAAACATGTTGATT